CGATGTAATTTGGGCTGGTTGGGTCAAGATTTAAGTTGTTGAAACTTTCAAGTACATTTGTTGAACTATCAGTATCATTGAAGTCACGAACTAAGAGTGAGAATGTACCATAGTTACTGTCTGGATTGGTACTTGGTGAAATACCAGTGACAGAAATTTTGATTTCTTTGTTTGCACCAGTACCGTCACTTAATGTGTGTACCTTGAACAAATTGTACTTTGCTGAACTGATGGTTTGTGAACGAATCCATGGAGTCGTTGCATTATCATATTGTGTTGCAAGATTGAGACTACTAGTGACCACTCTGAAGTGAGATACTTGATTATTGAATGATCCAACTTGATTGATTGCGTCTGGGAATACTGCATACACATATGCTGGAATTGTGCCACTCTTACCTTGTGCATCGGTACCAAAGACTTCATTGATAAATGATGCATTGGCTGTGTTTGTACTGATAGCACTTGCTGAGTAATGAATGGTAGCAGAACTACTGACCACCAAACTGAAGCTTGAAGTGGTGCCTCCAACTGCTACATTTGTTAATGAACTTCCAGATATTGTTGGATGAAGAACTGCGAATACCTTGTCTCCAGTAGAACCGGATACAAACACAGTTGCTACAGTAGTTGTGTACCCTCCTAATCCAAGAACACGAACAATTGTTGCACTACCTGCTTCTTGAAGGTAGTTCTTAACGGTATATCCCATATACGAAGTACCATCAGGTTCACCGAAGGCGGTGACAAACCCATCTAATCCTACAACTGGGGTAGCTACGAATGCTGGTCCTTTGGTCGTTGGACCAACAAACGCCGCACCTATTTCTGCAACGCCTTGTGCGAGGAATGTTTGGTCGCGTTCTTGTGTAAAGACACCAGGCGACACGATTCTTTCTGCCATACGGTATTCTCCAAACTAAATTTGTTATTTCTCTGGTGTGAATTCGCCGGTTTCAAAGTTGATTTGTCCAGCGCCATACTTCTCAGATAACCGTTTAAGTAATACTTGTTCTTCTTCTAGTAACCCCTTGAATACCTTAGTTTGTTCGCTAAGTTTTTCATTTAGTTCTACGATATCTGACTGGAGTAATTGAATTTGTAAACTTAATTGTCCAGAGTCAGAGACTACCGTTGCTAATTTATTTCGTAAAATACTAATTTCTTCTAAATCTTCTTTCGTAATTTCAGACATAATAACCTCTTTAGAATATAATACAACTCGTATTATAAATATCTGTTTTTTTACCTAAACATCAATTATTCACTTTCTATTTCAGTAAAAACAACCGTTTTTTTGATAGAAAATCTTCTATTGGAAGTGAGACTTCTATTGTTTTGTTTATCTAGTGCGGTTTCAGGTAAAAGGTATGCATATACGGTCATATCAAATTGAGTCCGTACCACACGGTCCTCTGTAATTGGTAATTCTGTCATAGGTTCAAATGACTTCACAGAAGTACGGAATTTATAGTTGTTTTGGTCACCCCAGTATTGGTCTGTTTCGAATGAAATGTTTTCCACTACCGCATTCATTTGTTCCATATATTCGGTCCAAATCATACAACGATACGTTATTTCTTAACTTGTTAACGGGAGAATTAATAATAGATTTCTTCATCCCCGTTCGACGAATCATAATCATCGGTAATTGAATCTTACCAATAGAATCTCTCATAATCCCGTCACGTTGTGCTGACTTCCAACGTTCGGGATTTCCGTAAATGACAGGTACTTTCACCGACACGTTATTTTGTGTTACCAGTGGTTTAATACGGTCATTCATATATCCAAGAATAGCATTATCAATTGTAAATAATGTTACCGCAATAGGAGGTATACCATCAGATGGAATATCCTTCGAACGGTCTTGGACTGGTTTTTCTTGTTGTAAGTCCAATCGTTTTATTGGCGTATCACTCATACTTGTACCTCTTCAATATCAATACTTGTACGACGAGTTAAGTGTGCCATACAAATGATTGCGGTATTAAACCCTGGCTTACCTGCGATAAGTTGTGTTTCGGTAATGTTATGAATTTCATAAAAATGATTATTGTATCCAATCACATCACCGATTTCTGGGTATGTATTTACATCTTGTAACATACGACGAGCGAATCTAAATTCTGTTTGTTGGTCTTGGTTAACCCCAAATCCTTCTTCTCGTACTGACGTATTTTTATCGTATTTAATAATTGCGTTTACTTTTACTGGAGTGTATCTTGGCTTAGTGGCACTTTCACCATAGATATTTACTTTAGCGGATTCTACTATAATCTTATAAAGAATGACCGCAACATCCATCGTTTCATCAATCAGTTCCCGAGTGATGTGTTGGATAAATTCAAAATCACGTTGTGTGACAAAGCGTGCCATGTATTAACCTATGTAGATGAGAGTAGGAATATTCTTGAACATTTCTTGCATATTCTTAGAATTTTCCATTTGTTTTTTCATTTGTGCTTGCATTCCAGTTTCTTCGAGAGTTTCACGAAGTTCTTTGATTAATGCTTCCTTTTCTGCGATTGCTTCACGACGAAGGATTTCACCATCTAAGCGAATTTGTCCGTCTGGATATGGAATGTTTTCAAACTTTGAACGAATGATACCCAATAATTCTTTTGCCAATGCAAGAGTGTATTTGAATATCCAAGTACGAGACATATCATTTGTTTTAGTATATGATATATGAGTGTACGGAACATTAGATAAATCACTTCCTACATCTGACCCAGATTGGAACGTGTTTGCTTGTTTATCATCCACAACCATATAATCAAAGAAGATTGCTTTATCTTGTGTAAAGATTGGTTGGAACTTGATAATGTTATTTGATACTTCAAATCCATATTGACTCTTACGAATTATATCATTGATTTCAATTGCTTGAATACGGAGTAAATCTTCGTAGGCAGGCATCATCACGAATGTGACTGGTGGTGAGTATCCATCAAATCCGAATTCTGCCATCAAGTTTGTTAACCCAAGACCTGTGGTTGCGAATGGGTCATAGTAACGTGCGATTGCTGGTGGCATGTAATGATAGATACGACGAATTTCTATTTTCTTTCCACTTTCACTAACGTCTGCCCACAATGTCTTTAAGTCATATGATTGAGTATATGCGGATGCAGAAATATATCCTCTTTTCACCGTTACGTCACCACCAGATTGTGCTTCTACACCATAATCCGTTGCTAACTTGACTACTTGTGGAATTGCTGACCCAACGATATTACGTTGTGTTGCAGACGTTGTGGTTGATAATCCTTGTAAAGTCATCATATGTTCACGTGCATTAAATTGATTGACTTGATTACCGTATGTAGATATAGCTTCTTCAAAACATGCATAGATTTGCTTATCAAGTAATTCAACCGCAACAACGGGATATCCTAACTTACGTGCAACGAATTCTGCTACTCTAGGAGCATCAGATTGAAACTCTGTGTCAGCGTCAAAGAATCCAAACGGTGTTATGCCGACTGGATTACTAGGACTGCCATCATAGAAAATTGGTTCTTGTGTTTCCATAATTCTCTCTAATTAGGGACTTAGAATAAATAGTTTTATTAAATCATTAAGTGGTATTTTTGTAATAGAAATAAAAAGGGTGACCTTTCGGCCACCCAATTTATTCCCACCGTTACTACGACGATTAGACTAAGTTTAATGCGTCGATGTACACCTTTCCGAAGAATTCTGGGCGTACAACCTTCTTTGCGTAACGGGTCATCACACCACGGCGTGGGGTGAAGTTGTTTGGATCATAGACCAATGGGGTCATGATGAGTGGGATGTAAGGTGCGTATACTGCACCAGTTTCGAGGAAGTTACTTCCACGGAAACCCATCAATAATACGTTTTCCTTCATGTATGGGTTCTTGTAGATGGTGTAACGGTTTTGGAATGAACCAACCTTGGTTACGCCACCTGCGAATTCCATCTTGTCACCATCGGTGTTTGCCATGAAGCCTGGGATGGTTTCAAGGATTGTTGCAACGGTTGGTGAACATACTGCGAAGTTTGCACCACCACGCATGGTGAGTTGGTGAATCTTGTTTGATACCTTTTGCATCTTTTGACCGAGTGTTTGGAACCAGGTCATATTGGTCCATGCAGTACCAGTGTATGATGATGCTGCGAATGCACCAGATGTTGGGTTGTATACGGTACCAATTTGTGCTGACCAGTATTCAGTGGTTTGTGATGGTACAGCTGCGATTAACATATCAAGGATTTCGAGGTCGATTTCGGTTGAGATGTAATCACTTAACATTGCTGTTAATTCAGCTTCTGCATCAACACTGTGGTAAGCGTTCAAGTCTTGAGCAAGTTCTGGTGACCATACTGCCTTCAACTTACGAGTCTTAGCAACGATGGTTTCTGAACGGAGTTCAAGGTCGATTTGTGGGATTCCGATATCACTATCACTGGTTGCTTCGAAGTCACCACGGGTACTGTCGGTTGGTTGCTTACTGTATGCAACTGAGTTGATTGTATCGTTTGCATCTACAACTGCATTTACGATGAATACTACGTTTGCACCAACAATCTTAGTGAATTCTGGAAGAACTTGTGCTGCGAAGTCAATTCCTGAACCTGATGGGATGAATGAGCGAACTGCGAGCTTATCTAAGTTGGTGAATGAACTGGTTGCGATTGAATACTTTGAAAGACTACCAGTTGCTACATAGTCTGCGTTGAAGTTTACATCTGAGAATGATGCAGATGCTGGAGCGGTGGTTAAACCAGTTAAGGTTGCATCGTTTACTGAGTAAGCGAATGCACCTGCGCCGTATAATCCACCTTGGTCTGAGTTACCAAAACCACCGAATGGTGTACTTAATGATTGACCATAGAGTGATTGACCAGAGGTCTTACCGTTTACAGTTGTGCCGTACTTGAAGTCCATATAGAACACAAGTCCTGAAGGAAGGTTCATTGGTTGGACTGATACGAAGTTCTTACTTGCGATACTTCCGAAGACCTTACGGACTAATGGAAGTGCTACACCTGCCCATTGTTCACCTGCGGTGCCTGCGAGGTTGGTGTATGAGTTTTCTGAAAGAAGTTGTGAAGCTTGGTTTTCAAGCATTACTGCCATACCTTGCTTTTCTGCTCCCTTCATGCCTTCGAGAAGGCCTGACTTTTCCCACTTGCCAGCTAATTGGCGGGCTTGTTCAACGATTACCTTGTGTGCTGAACCGGCTTCGTTGATAAGATTGTTTACGTCTGACATGCTTATCTCCTATGAGGTTATGAAATGATTCCTGCGAGTTGTTGTAGACGCTTAGCAACAGAGTTTTCTGCGATAACTTCTGGTGCTTCGGTCTTTGGAGCGGTAGAAGGAGTTGCCTTACTTGCGAATCCTTCTGCGACAACCTTCACTGGTGACTTGGTTGCCTTTACTACCTTTGCTGCTGAAGTTAATGTTTCGACCAAAACTGTGTAAACCATCTTGATTTCACGAACAGTTGTTGCACGGTCAAAGTTTTCTACAACCATGACCTTTTGTTCATTGGTCAAGCCTTCCTTACGGAAGATTTTATTGGTGTACAACAATTTTGCATTGAGAAGATTGACTTCGTGTAGCTTGCCTCGTAGGAGCTTTACAGCCTGACGATATTCTGCAAGTTCTTTTTCTAGCGAAGCCATTTTTTCAGATGATGCCTTATGCTTTTCATCTTCGGCTTCTAATTCTGCTAGAATTGCTTCTAAATCAAGTTCTTCTTCACCTTCTTCGTGACCCTTCATTTCTTCTTCACCTTCCATCTTTGGTTCTGATGGTTCAGTGACAAACTTATTGACATCGGCTGCCATTTCTGCGCCTTCTGTACCAATATCTGAAGACTTAGCTGGAATTTCTGGCTTTTCTACACCAGCTTCTGGATCTTCTGCTGGATATGCTTCATCTGCCTTTTCTTCTTCCTTTTCGTCTTCCATTTCTTCTTCGTGTTCCATACCTTCCTTCATTTCTTCCTTTTCTTCCTTTTCTTCTTCTTCGTGAGCGACTTCTTGGAGGTCTGCTTCTAATTCCTTAATTACTTCGTCGAGGTCAAAGTCTGCATCTGACCAGTCATCGTACCAATCAGTATCACTTTCGCCTGCATCTTCACCACTTTCATCATCATCTGCTGAATCGAATGCTTCTGGTGATGGTTCCTTATTGTCACCTGCACCAATTTGTGATGAAGCTGCTAAGTGACCACCTTCTGGTTCTGCTTCGTGTGCATCCATTTCAGTGGCTGCTTCTGTTTCGACGTGCTTCTTTTCCATTTCTGGTGCCTTTGGAGCTTCCTTTTCTACTTCTGGTGCTTCCTTCTTTTCTACGTCCTTTTCTTCTTCGTCATGTTCCATACCTTCTGCTTCTGCACGAAGGCGGCGGGATAACATTGACTTGATTTGGGGTGTGAACGTTTCTTCTAATGAAAGCTTTGCGTTTTCAATTGCAGTTTGACGAACTGCTTCTGCGTCTGCGATTGCTTCCTTTAGGAGTTTGTTCGTGATTTCTACTTTTGCCATACTAGTACTCTCCTATGAGGATTGAATGACTATTAGAGTCATTAACAAATAGATTATATACAACAAAATCACACCCCAATAGAGGTGTACTAATTAATATATATTATGTTGTTTTTAAAAACATCATTTTTTAGTTAAAACGTATTATTACTCTTCTTTTGTGCTTTGCTTTCTTCTCTCTTTCTACGACGAAGGGCATCTTGACTTTTCTTTGCGAGTCTCTTGGACTTCTTTAAATAGAATTCTTTTTTCTTTAAATCTTCCATCAATTCAGCCTTTTTAACTTGTTTGGTGAATTGTTGGAGTGCTCGTTCTAAATCAGACTGCTTATCACCTTTGACTTCCACGTACATACTACCTCCGGGTTACCGAGTAACTAATTGATATGCTAATTCTACCATCTTATTGATAGATTCGTTATAAAATTTCTTTCTATTCTCTGGGGATAAATTGTGTGCTACAGTAATTAATAATTTTGCTGTATATTGGTCTACGTATGTTTCTTCAATCTTTGTTGGAGTTCCTGTCTTTGCGGTGTTTAATAGAGATTGAACTTTTCCTTCCATATTAGTATGAAATCCCCAAGGTCCAACATTGAATATTTCTGGACGAACAGTTCTAAACTTTCTCATCAATTCGCCAGCTTTTGCATTCGCTTCATTTTCAGTATTGGACCCATCTTCTCCATTTAATTCTTGACCATCTTCACGTTGTTTGTGATGGACTAATTCGTGTGCTAAAGTACGAAGTACGTCGATTGGATGACGTTGACCTTTGACTACAACAATTTCATCGGTTGAAGGATTATATGTTCCGAAAGTTAGATGTTGAGCAGAATAATCATCACCTTCGAACTTAATGCTCTTAGGTAATGATTTTAATCCTAATTCTTTAACGGTAAACTTAACAAATTCCTTCGCTAATTTCATTTTATTTCACTTAAGAAATCGTATACAAGTGAATCGATACGTGAATATGGGGTAACGATTTGTTCTTTCTTACTTTCGTTAATGAATGCACCGTGAGTACTTGGGTTACTGACGATATCAAAGCAGATAAGACTGAAATCATCTTGGACTTCTACGGTGCTTTCACCCATTTGACGAACCGACCCCATACCACGTGACGAGACACCAAGACGGATGTTGTTCTTAATGAGTTCACGAACGATATTACCAGATGGAGTGGAAAGAACTTCAATATTACCACGAACATCTTGTCCTTCAAACCACAATTCGGTCACGTTGCAACATACATTTTTAAGGTTGACAACTGCTTCTTTAGGATAAACACGACCATTTTGATTCTTAGCTTCTGCACGTTGGAGAAGAACGTTCTTTAGCACAAGTGGCTTAGTAATATCTGCCGCTTCTGCTAAAAGTTCTTTTCCATATTGAATGACATTATATTCAACTAATAAGTTCTTCATATTACTTTCCTCTGATGTCCCGTACTTTACCGGCGAGGTGAAGTAACCGTGCTTCAAGTTTTAAAAGTCCTTTTTGGGTACGATTATAAAGTGCTTCACTTGCAATCCCAGATTCTTTTTGTAAACGAGTGTTCATACGGATGACTCGTTCGACTTCTTCAAGATTACGATTGACTTCAGAAATTGCCTTTGCAATCTTTTGTGTTGCTGATGCACTTTCGTCTTTCTTATATTCATGATACCGCATTTTAGCTTCCGCGAGATTCTCTAATTTATCCGCGGGGGTGTTTAAATCTTTTTCTCCACGTGGAGTAAGTTTCATACCTAATTGGGTTGCGATTCCTTTTTTGCGTGCTTTATTCTTTGGATTATTTCCTTGAAACGCCATAGGAATATTATATCCAGCTACATTACCAGTGGTGGTCATTTCTTCTAATTCTTTCTTGACCATATCTCGAATGTATTCTTTTAATTTTTCTTCGTTGTTCATAATGATTTAAGCTCCTTCAAAATTTCATATCCGATTAACATCGCGGTCATATGATTTTCTTTGATAACGGTTGCTTTTTCTACTTTTTGTAGTTGTGACACAACTTCTGTTAACTTAATGCGAACAACCTTATCATTCACCTTCTTTGAAAGTTGTGACACTTCTTTAGCCAATTTACGACTTTCTGTTTGAGTATATGACTTTAACTTAGATGTATTTGAGATATTATAGATATATTCTTGAAGAAGTTTCTTCTGTGCTTCATCTAATCCCTTATACTTTTCGTTGAAACGTTCAATTAATATCTTATAAGATAAGAAACGAATATCATCTTCTTGACTACGAACGATGTTTGCTAATTCAGTATGTTCTTTAATTTCTCTATTAACCGTTTTCCCAGATAAATTTTCTACGATGGTGAATTGACTACCTGCCAATTCTTCTATTGTTGTAGAGTCATTTATAC